TAACCGATAAGACTATCATGGGCGGCAAGCATCCGGTAATTACCTTCCCTGCTATTGATAAAATGCGGGCGGTGTATAATGTGGGATTCACGGCATTACCTAATCCTTTGAAAACGGCTATACTTGACCAGGTGAATCACTTGTATGAGAATAGGGGGGCGTTCGATGAAACGATGGGTGTATGCCAAAAGGCGTGGAGAACGTGCCAAATGTACTCTAAAACTTCGCCAATCCTATGAGAATAAAAGGAAATAGCCCTAAATTTCTATCGGCTGAATTACTCATTGAGCCTATGGTATTAATGGTGCCTACTACCTTAACCGATAGTGAGGGGGGCTACACGGTTACCTATGCGGCAGGCAGTACGATTTGGGGCATGTATGTACCGCTCGGGCAAGACCGACAATTATTATCAGCGGAGGTAACTTTCACCGATTCGGCAAGGATTTACATCCGCTACCCCCTCACTTTCGACAATACGTATAAAATACAGATTAATGGGTTTGATTATACAATCCATTCGATAACTGATATTGAGAATAGGAAAGAATATTACGAAATCACAATATTTAGATAATGGCAGGGTTTTCGCTTGACATATCGGGGATAAAGCAGGTAGAAGATGCCATTAAGAAGATTGATGCAAAGGCTACAAGTGGATTGAGTAAGGAGTTAACAGATGCCTCTACAAATATTGAAAGGGTAGCCAAACGAACTGCGCCCGGTAATTTTGGTAAATTAAGAGGTAGCATTAACAAAGATATATCGAACCAATTATTTAAGTCAGTATTCAGTACGGTTGAGTATGCTCCGTATGTTGAGTTCGGTACACGTGGCAAGGCGAGAATACCTGCTGGGTATGAAGCGTTTGCAGCACAATATAAGGCATCTGGCAAGGGCGCAAAAGGTGCATGGGAGTCGGTACAACTTTGGGTAAAACGCAAGGGCATAGACCCAAAACTAACCTTTGTAATATTCCGTTCTATTATGCGTAACGGTATAGCACCTCAACCATTTATGATACCTTCCTATGAGAAAGAAAAACCTGCCCTACTCAAACGCCTAAAAGCACTATTCTCATGATAATGAAAAACCCCGCCATAGAGATAAAGAAGTGGTTAGTTGCCCGCCTACAGGCATACGCCTACATTGATGTGTACGATGGCATGACCCCAACGGATGCAGATGGGGAGTATATTGTTATCAGTTCGCGAACTGCGAACCAGGGCGAAGGAAAAGATTGTTTCCAATTTGAGGTATCCGCAAATGTGGATATAGTAACCAAAGGCAGCAATTTCGGATTCAAAAGGGCAGAGCAAATAGCCGAACTTGTAGTGGGCGGTATCAATTCAGATACGGTGGTAACCTTACCTGTTGGTTGGGATTGTAAAAACGTGGTATGTGAATCCATCAACAACTTAGAGGACTTAGACCCCTTTGAGAACACTTTTCGTGTAATAATTCGTTATACCTTTGTAATCACTCAAACAATATAAAATGGCATACACTTTCGTAAACGGCAGAGATATAATTCTGCAAATTGACTGGGATAATAATTCTACGTTTCTCCCGGTTGCGTGTTTAACCTCTGTATCAATGGATGTAAAAAGAGATGCCATTGATGCTGATTCTAAATGTGGCGACCAACAATTACCTGGTGATAGCGTTATGCAGACTATTTCGGTTAGCGGTAATGCGATTGACCAAACAGGTACAATTGACAAAGAAAGCTACGAGCGCTTGTATTCTTTGGTAGGTAGCAAGGCGGTAGTTGCTGCAAAGTTCGGCCCTGCATCTCCTGTATCGGGCGACATCGTTTACACAGGTAATATATTTGTTACCTCTATAAAATTGGATGCAAAGGATAAAGACTTGATGAAGTTTGATGCAGAGTTTGGTGTGCAAAGTGCGCCAATGACCCAAACTAAAACGTACTAATTTATGACACCATACGAACTACAGATTTCGGGGGGTGTTGTAAAATTGGAATGGGGTACATGGGCGATGCACCGCTACTGCGAACTGAATGGGGATATTCCTATCAGCAAGTTGTTAAGCCTGTATAACGGTGAGGTGTTTTCCTTCAAGCATATTATAACAATGGTACAGGCAGCAAGTGAGAGCGCAGGGTTAGTGATAGATGATAGGACTGCTGCCAGGTACATAGATGAAGCGGGCGGGGCGAATGGTAAGGCGGTGAATGAGTTTATCCACTACACTATAAAGTGTATGACACCGGATGTGCCAACGGATGAAAAGCCTGTGGAAGAAAAAAAAAGTTAAGGGAAAAGACTTGGGATGAGATACTTGTTCTCGCCATTGAAGCCGGAATGACCATCGAAGGTTTTTGGAGGGCTACATGGCGAGAATTTTTATTATACAGGAAAGGTTACGAAGCAAAGCAGTTAGCCGAATGGCAACGTACACGAATGATAGCATATATCATTTATTGCACTAACACCGAATCCGGCAAGCGAAAAGATATAGGAGAGTTCTTACCTTTGTCAACAGATGAGCAACCGGATCGGGGAGAGAGATTAACACAGGAACAATTTATCGAGAACATGAAGAAACTTAGTCAAGCAATATAAGATGGCAGTTGAAACCCTCAAAATAGTATTAACGGCAGATAATAAGCAGGCGTTGCTTGCCATGCGTGAAACGGTTACATCTTTGGATGGCGTATCGGTTGCAGGGGGTAAAGCGGGCGGTGCAACTAAAAAACTTGGTAGTGATTTTACCGGAATGAGTAGGGTATTACAGGATTTACCTTATGGGTTTAATGCCATTGCAAATAACTTAACAAATATTCTCCCTGCTGCCGGGGCATTGGGGTTAGGTATTTCAGCACTTGTTGCAGGGTTGCAGTTTGCTCAAAATGGTACAGGTGCTTGGACTCGTGGATTAGAGGGATTATTTGGTACTATGACTCTTGCTGATAAGGTTAATCAAGGATATGTAAAAACACTTTCAGAAGAAAAAGTTGCATTAGATACTTTATTCAAATCTGCTCAAGATTCTAACAATCAAATGAATGTTAGATTAAATGCAATAAATCAATTACGTGAAAAGTATGGGGAGTATCTGAAAGGTTATTCAGATGAAGATATATTAGTAGGTAAAGCTACAAAAGCACATGAATTATTATTAGAATCACTGCGAAAAGAATCTATTGCAAAAGCAGCAATGGCATTAGCAGCACCTATTGAACAAAAAAGATTAGAACTTGAAATAGAGTTAATTAATCAAAGGACAAAGGCAATAGAAGATTTTAAAAAAGCAGAGGGGAAGTCAACTGCTATGGGAGGAGTTGGCGGTACTGGGGCATATTCCACTAAAGCGCAAGAGCAACAAATTGTATTAAATACATTTGCACAAAAAAGGCTTGCATTACAAAAACAGATAGCGGAGGAATTAAAAAAGATAAATCAACTTGAGGAGATTGCTGCTAAAAATGCTACAATATCAACTAAAGAGCCGCCACCTCCGCCCGGCGGCAAGACTAAAGAGGTTGCAGTAAAAGATGAAAACAAAGTTTTAGAAGAGCAAATCCAAATATACAAGCGGTTACAGGCACAGATGATGGGGCAGGGCTTTATTATGCAAGAGAAAGCCAAAGCAAAGGATTTGACCAATCTGAAACTTACAATGGATGGTAATGCTGCGTTGAATGAAATAACTGCAAAGCAATTAAATCTTGAAGATCAAAAGAATGCACGGCTCGAACTTGCCAATCAGCTAACCGATAGAGCAATGCAGGGCATCACAGGTATAGCAAATGCAATGGCTAACGGAGGTAATATTGGTGAAGCGTTTGGTAATATGTTTAAGCAGTTGGCTATTGATATTGCAATGGCAGCAGCTAAGGCGGCAATATTCCAGGCAATACTATCAGCTATCAATCCGGTGGGCGGGGCAAGTAAAGCAGGTGGATTCCTAAAGGGGTTCGGCAAGTTATTAGGCTTCGCTGAAGGCGGTACCGTATCCGGCCCACAATCCGGCTACCCTGTAATGTTACACGGTACAGAGCATATTGTACGCCCCGACCAGATGAAACAAATCATTGCATCGGCATCGCAAATGGGGGGGAGTGGCGCAAGCAGAGTGATAGTTGAGGGTAGAATACAGGGGCAGGATATTTGGTTAAGTCAGCAAAGAACAAACACCTTCAGAGGGTTAACAAACTAAAATGGCATACGGCAAGAAATACATATTTTCAGCTATCAGCAAATCGGGGTTAACCTATACGGCTGAAATGTGGGAAAACGGCTACACAGGGCCGGAGTACAATGTAAACTCCGGTATGAGTCCGTTTGTGCTAACCTGCGCAGGTTCTGGTGATGACCCATTTCAACCGATACTGCCGACTATA